ACGGCAACTACTACGGCAACTACTACGGCAACTACTACGGCAACTACTACGGCAACTACTACTGAGACATCTTCGGCAACTACTACTCCGACCTCTACGGCAACTACTACGGAAACTACTACTGAGACATCTTCGGCAACTAGAACTCCAACTACTACGGCAACTACTACGGCAACTACTACGGCAACTACTACGGCAACTACTACGGCAACTACTACACCTAATTGTAATGGGACATATAATTGTAATACAGCTAAAAGTAAAAGTAACAGTGACAGATCAATATTAAATATAACTACAAAATCGTTTATTATTGCAATTTGTTCAATATGTTTAGTGTTTATAATAGTTGTAATAGTATTAATAATAAAAAAAAAAAATAATCATAGAACGAATGTAATACCATCGGATTTATCTATAACAAATCCGGTTTATGATTCAACTTTGACTAGACACGAAATGTATCAAGATATATCTCCTCGAAACTCTATGTATCAAGATGTAGATAAAGCCTATAATAATGAATATATACAAGTATTAGAAAGTGATATATAGAAATTTACGTGTGACTTTGTAAATGATTGAATTTGCATTTTGTGAGAAGGATTTTTTTAAAAATTGAATTGATTTAAAGAGTATAATTCATATTATCAATATGACATCTGCGTCCGTGCCTAAAAATAGCTATATGTTATGGTTAAAAGAAAATAGAGACAATATTAAACAAATGTATTTTTCGAATTATACACCAACAATTGACCTAAATGGTAAGAAAATAAATGTGCAAACAGTATTACTTAAAAAAGCCGGTGAAATATGGCGCACTATTGATACAGATATTAAAGAAACATATAATACACGGTTAACCGAACTAAAAATAAAATCATTATTATCAACGTCAGTTGTTGACATATACGACGAAGTTAAAGAAGCTGAAGACAATGACGACGATGAAACCGAATTATTCTTAGTAAAAAAGAAAATATATTGTCCTAATAAATGTGGTGAATTTAGAAAAACATTAGATGGAATGTATTCTCATTTAGGTTTAAACGAAAATGCCACTGATAATTGTTCAAAAAAACAGACAATTAGTAAAAAACAAGCTTACAAAAAGGCATTAGAGAAATTATATGATGGATCGAATGGATCGAATGGATCGAATGGATCGAATGGATCGAATGGATCGAATGGATCGAATGGATCGAATGGATCGAATGAATCAATAGATTTTTCACAATATTTAAAAAAAACGAAAGAGTTACCACCACCATATGAAGTTAAACAAGTGGTTCAAGCTAAACGAAAAGCTATACCTAAAGCTGTAAAAACTAGTGTATGGAATAAATATATTGAAACCGATGATCCAAACAAATTAATCGGTAAATGTTTTGTTGGATGTGGAAGTGAAATTACAATTGCTAATTTTGAAGCCGGTCATGTAACTGCATATTCTAAAGGTGGTTCTGATAAAGTAGACAATTTAAGACCTATTTGTGGCACGTGTAACAAAAGTATGGGAACAATGAATTTATTAGAATTTAAAGAGACCTATGGCCTGGGCCTGGGACCTGGACCAGGACCAGTCCCTAAATCTGAAGAAGTGTTAACCGAAGAACAATTAGAAGATAAAATCAATACGTTAAAAGGCAAAATTGTTACTATTACTAACGAAAATGATGTATTAAATATTACACACTCTAAAGAAACTCTTGAATTAGATAAATGTGAATCATACAAGCAATGTATTAAAGAAATTATTAGTGGGGAACATTCTAAAATACACTCTAAAAATAGTATTGTTGAAGAACAACTTGTGAAATTAAAACTTCAAATTGCCGATTTGAAAACAAATTTAAAAGAAGCTATTTCTATCATAAATAATTCGATTATGGAACATACTATTAAATTAACCGAAAATAACACGAAATTTATGGAGTATCAAAAGAATATCGAATCTATTAAAAATAAATTAGGATTCAATAAAATTTATTTAAACGATATTAATATTGAAAAACAACACTATGAATCACAATTAGAAGCAATTAATAAACAAAAAACAGACGAACATAATAGTATGATAGAAAAACTTGAATTAGAAATCAAGGAGGAAATTAAACAAGACCAACTACGTAAACAAATTAAAGAACGCTTATTACAAGAACAACTTACTAAACAAGGAGATTTAATTAATTTAATTAGTGAAGCTTAAATAAAAACTAAACTAAACTTTTAAAAAAAGTTTTAACAAAAAAAGTTTGTTTTTGGTCAACCTTTTTCCTAAAAAGGTTTTTTTTGGTCAACCTTTTTCCTAAAAAGGTTTTTTTTGGTCAACCTTTTTCCTAAAAAGGTTCTTTTTGGTCAACCTTTTTCCTAAAAAGGTTTTTTCTTAAAAAGGTTAAAATTGATTTAAAAATAAATTTTTTTATTAAAAATAACAATAACGTATGTTTACTAAAGAAGACCTTTACGAACTAGAATTATCATTAAGTAATGCCGAATCAAAAGATGTTATTAGAGCGCTGTTACTATTTGTTGTGACTATAATTATATTTTATTCAGTATTCTATTGACCTATTGACTCCATCGGGATTCATTAAATGGAGCTACTTTCGGCAAATTATGTTTGTAACGTGCTGCCTTCAAGTCAATTGGATCAAATCTATCAGTATCTCGATTTCGCGATTCTTCATCATTACACGATTCATCAGGTTTAGGCCCATAACAATTTGCTCCAAAATGATATTCACTATTAGCAAAATAACCACCATTTACACCTGGAACCCCACATTGATATTTAGTATTACTATTTTTTTGTAATTTTTCCCAAGCATCTTTTTGGGTTGGATAAAGTGCTAATTGACCGTCACTCCACCCATAACTACACCAATTACCACCACCTTTATATGCTTCTATTACTTCTGATAAAGTTGCTAATCGTGCATTATGAGCTCTACACGCACCTTGAGCGTCTTCATAATTAAATACATTATCTCTTAAATGAAATACTTGTTCTTTTTCTGATGAATAATCACCCGAATAACCACTAGGACCACTAGGATAACCCCCATCATTTTTATCACTTAGTGTGTTAAAAAGGGAGTCTGATAGAATAAAATAGGATATTATTATAAATATAATAATAAATAGAGATATTACTATTACAAAAATAGAACTATTATTTTTCATTATAATATATATTTATATTTTTATATTTTTTTATAAAATAAACAATAAGCATTTTCTGTAATTAAAGATTCGGTATTTAGTTTAATTACACTTGTATCATCAAATTTATACCAATTATCATTATTTTTACAAAATGAATAATAATGTCCCGAATTAATAGTTCCTATATGATTAATAATACCAAATAACGAAAATTTAGATTTGTGTTTCTCATACCCAACACAATAGTTCATTAAGTCTAATTTATCTACGGGACAATCTATCAATTTATTAATTTTTCGCCCATTATTATCAAACCTTTTTAGATGAATAATTAATATATTAGGAAATTTCCATATCATCAAATTTTTCTCTATATCATAATATTTACCGTCGGTATCATGTTTCCATTTATTATCACCATCTAATATTTGTGTATTAGTGAATAAATCAAAACAATCATAAATAGATGGGGTTTCTATATCGCGATTTATTGGGAGACTAAACGTACATATAGCATCATAATTGTAAGAATGTATATCTTGACCGATTACTTTAATATGGGACACAGTTTGACCGTAAAATATATCAATAATTTCTGAATATTGATTTTTAAAATAATTTTTCCATTGTTTCATAGCATCATATGCCATTTTATCTAAATCATTAACAATTTTACCAGTTATCGAAATATTAACTTTATGTTTTAATTCCTCATGAAGCGAATCTATAAAGAATACTAAAAATTCTTGAACGTCATTTTGCCTATTAAAATTAAACATATAATTATTTTTATTGGCACTAATTATAACCGATTTAAAAAAACTAAGGGGTGTGATAATACAGTTTTCTTCATTTACACCATTAATAAGTCTTATCCATTCTTTAGTTAGAATCATATTATTATTTATTTGTTTGCTCATATTTTTTTGTAAAAATAAGGTATTCATGAGATGTGTTTTTAATAAACATTGGATAGTGGAATTTAACCAACAGGTATTCCCAAAATTTTTAAATCCACATAATCCTAATTCATCCATATAATATATAATTAATAAGTATTTAAGAAAAAAGCTTTAAATAAAAATAATACTAATACTATATGACTTCCCCATCCGATTCTATACAACGCATTGATACTAATATTAATATAATCAATCAAAATGTAAATAACATTTATTCAATGCTGAATATCATAAGTAATTCATTGATTATTAATCAAATGAATGATATTCGGAGACCTAGATTAAATCCATCACGGTTTACTACGCCACTCCACTATACAAGTGTCCCTACAAATAGTGTCCCTACAAGTGTCCCTACAAGTGTCCCTAATCCTTTAGCTAATTTATTTTCATCTATGTTTAGAAATGAGGGTGGTCCAAGTGGTCCAAGTGGAATAGCTATGGGATTTGGAAATATGGATATATCTGTGTTACGGCCATCTGGACCAGAACTAGGATCAGAACAAAATATAGTAATAAGTCATCACAATATATTTAATAATACTAAAATTAAATTAAAAACATATAATCAACAAGACGGAATTGAATTAGACCAGTGCACCATTTGTTTGGCAGATATCGAACATAATCAAATAATACGAGACATAAATAAATGTAATCATTGTTTTCATATAGAATGTGCTGATAAATGGTTTGAAGAACATATTACTTGTCCTCATTGTCGTCAAGATATCAGAATTGAAATGGTGGATTAATATATTAAAAAATTGAATATTAATAATTAATAAAATAAATAAATAAATAAATAATGGATCCAGATAAAAAACTCAAATCATACATTAAATACAAATTCAGAAAAATAGAAAAATATTATGAAGTAACTAGTTCCGAACCGTATGATTGTGATAAAGATGGACAAATTAATGAACTGTATATTTCCAGTGGCGAAAGTTTTTTAGATTATAATTTATCTTACATCGTTAGCTCTAAAAAACAAGATGTTATTGACACCATCAAAACAAATGGTTACAGCTTAAATGGAACTACCTTTTATTATAATCATATTAAATTAGATGCACTTAGTCCTTAATCTCGTTGAACGTCTTGTTGGTTGTGGTGGTTGTGGTGGTTGCAATTCTTCAATATTGTCTATTTGACTTTGGACACTTTCAACATCATATTCTTCTAAGATATCATAATCACTAATAACTGAGTCTTTATCTAATTCTGTATCTAATTCATTGTCAATAACTAAATCAGTCTTATTTTTAATAATTGGTACCAATGGCCATTTTTCCTTATATTCTTTTAATGCCATGTCTCTAATTGTTTTTTGTAAGTGTGTAGTGACCGCAATATAGTTCATTCTAAATGATGGCGTTTCGGAAATATATTTACATTCTTCCATAAATCGTTTATTATAATAGGATTCAAAAGATATTGGTGCTTTTTTTTTATTTGATTCGATAATATTATTAATCATCTCGGGAGTCATCGGAAAAAACATTTTAATATATAATATAATATAATCTTTAAATAAATTTGATTTGATTTAATTTAATATATTAATACATTAACATATTTGATAATGCCACCAAAATTTAGGATTAACTACAATAGTTCCAATTTGAGTGCTAATGGTGCTAATGGTGCTAATGGTGCTAATGGTGCTAATATTAGAGAAGATGTTGAACCATTAGAATACGATAAACATTTTACTAAGAAAACACTTGGATTTCGCACTAAAAATAGTAGCTATTTTAAGGCAATTGTTTCATTTATGTGTAATGTAATTGATACTGCCAATTTTAAACTAACAAAAGAAGGCATTAAAATTAAATCTATGGATAAAGCTCATATTTCAGTGATCGAGTGTTTTATTCCCGCAGAATTTTTCAGCAACTATACTTTTTGCGATACTGAATCTCGTGCTATTACATTAGGACTTGATATTAGTATTTTAATGAAAATTCTTAATCATTTAAGTCATAGTGATGACCTTATCTTTAGTTACAATACTGATTCACTCGATATCAGTTTTATTAATAAAAAATATCAGAAATTCTACAGCATTAAACTTATGGATATTGATAGTGATGATTTATATATCCCAGGGTGTCCTACTGTAACTGGCATTAATATTGAATCTAAATATTTTCAAGCAATTATTAGAGACTTCACTGACATTGGGGAAAATGTGCGATTTATTATTTCGAAAGAACGGAAGAACCAAGATGAAAATCAAAATATAGAACTTGAATGTGCTGGTGATATGACTGGACTACGAATGGTTCTATGTAATGATGATTTAACTTTATCTAACCTACAAGACATTAGTTTAGAGTTTTGTTTGAAAAATCTAGAATTATTTGCGAAAGGAGCTAATCTAAATAAATACGTTAATTTAGAAATTGATAGTAATTACCCACTTAAAATGTCGTATAAAATTATGGAAACTGGCTACATTAACTACTTCTTGGCACCACGTATCGAATAATATTAGGTCCATACAGGTTTTCCATCTGTCCCCCGTTGAACCCACGGACCCAAACCATCTTCATATTCGTAATCGTCTAATGCTTCGTCTTCTTTAATGCTATTATGTTCGTCACGTGCCGAATAAATAAATATCCAATACAGCAACAATTTTTCTTGAACTTCAATCGTTGTTTGCAATACCTGTATGTTACTATCTCCAAAAATAACAATACATTTCCGAATCTTATCTATTATTGTATATGTGTTAACCATTTTTTTACATTGACACCACCAACTCCAATAACATGTCCAATCTGCCCCTCACATGAATATCTAACTTCTTTTTTCCAACCTTGAGTAGCTTGTTGTGTAGTCGCCATTGTATAATCCGTTAATCAACCGTGGGTTTTCAAATCAATTTTATAAACTTAAAAAAGTTTATCTAATAAACGAATCAACTATATAAATACTTGAAAACCGTTTAGTTCCTCCCATCGTTCAAATCCATTTATTGGGTCATTGTTTATAATTGGAAAGAATATTCCATTACGTCTTATAAATACACTTCGAAAATTTGAAAAGTGGTGGCTATTTGTGAATTTATAACTATAATTATCTACTTTTAAATTATCATTTATTATATCGTAGTATAATCTGCCAAATTGTCTTGGAACAAAACTGCCGGGATCATTGTGCTCTATATAATTACGACAAATCCGAAAGTCGGTATTATCATTCATTATTTTTAGTAAAGCGTCATTAACACCAGTCTTATAATATTGTTTTCGTATTGCTTTACTAAATGGTGTTCTATATAATTTCATATATGATTCTTGTCTCGTATCATTTAGTAACATCATAACTATTGGATGCTTTACCCCCTCAAATTCATACACTATTTTTAAAATAATCTCATCTGGTATATTTCCAATTATAGAAAGTAAATTCCAACACAAATCCATTGGTGTCATATTACTTTTTAAGCAACGTAATATCACAAAAAACAAAAATCAATTTTAAAATTATTTGTTTCTACATTATAAACATAGTATTTATACACTTAAACATATTAATAGTAAACAAACCATAATGTGTGGAATTTTATATTATAAAGTTTTTAAAGATGATAGTAATATAGAAAGGTTTACAAACGCATTTTCAAAAATACAACATCGTGGTCCTGACCATTCAGGATTTAAAATATTACATTCAAAAGTTTTAAACGGTTGGACACAAGATATATTTTTAGGGTGTCATCGATTAGAAATTACTAATCCTACATATGCTGGTAATCAACCATTAGAACTTGATAATATTATACTCATTTGTAATGGGCAAATATTTAATTATATAGAATTAGCAGAGTTTTATTCAATACCTATAGAATCTATTAGAACTGATGTGGACATTATTTTACATTTATATATAAAAGGTCTTAGTATAAAAGAAATATGTAGGAAATTGGATGGTGTTTTTGCGTTTGTGTTGTATGATAAAAATACTGATTCTACCTTTATTGGAAGAGACCCTATTGGTATTCGCCCATTATTTTGGGCAAGAAACAATCAAGATAAAAATGTTGTATCAGTATGTAGTGAAATAAAGGGATTTGATACACTACGTTTACAATCAAAAATTAATATTGAGGTATTCCCTCCAAACTATTGTTATTCTGTAGTTGGTAATGATACGCCTGGTATCCAGGAGGAATATTCTGATATTTACAAGTCCATAGATAGTAAATTATCTTCAAATTATGATTCTAAATATACCGAGTTGCTGCCGGCGGCGTTGCTTCACTTGGTCGGTGATGGTGGCTCTGTTGGAGGAGAGAGCAACAGCAGTAGAAGTGGCATTGGTATTGGCATTGGTATTTGTAGTGAGGTGTCGCCGATCATCGGTGATAACATAGATGTCCCCACAAACACCAGTCAGGTATCTGGGTTAGATGACGTTACAATACTATCAGAAGTTTCAAAAGTATCTATATTAGATAGTGATGGTAAATTTAATAGTACACATGGTGTCGAATTTGGTAGAGTGGGTGTAAATTACAAATCTGGTTTAATTCGCGAAATACATAATAATATATACGATTTATTAAAAAAAGCAGTTATTAAAAGAATTGATAATAGTGATAAACCAGTTGCCTTTTTATGTAGTGGTGGCATTGATAGTTCTATTATTTTTTGTATAGCACGAGACTATTTAAAAACGCAAAACCGAGTATTACATGCGTTTTCTATGAAATTTGATGATAATAATGGAACGTGTTACGATGATTTTTATGCTAAAATATTAATGAACCAATATCCGGATGATGGCAGTATTAAATATCACTCCGTTTCATTTACTTGGGACCAAGTAATTGAGGTGATCGAAAAAATACCTAAGATATTAGAAACATACGATCCTAATACTATTCGTGCAGCGATTCCAATGTATCTATTAGCAGAATATTTAAAAAAAAATACTCCATTTAAAGTTTTTTTATCAGGTGAAGGCGCCGATGAATTATTTATGGGATATAACTATTTTAAACAAGTGCCTAATGAAATCGAAGCAAATCAAGAATCGATGCGTTTATTAAAAAATATCCATATGTTTGATGTGTTACGAGCAGACAGAACATTTAATGCTAATGGACTAGAATTAAGAGTTCCTTATTTAGATTTAGATTTTATAGATTATGTTATAACTTTACCAGGTAGTCTTAAAATGTATGTGAATAACATCGAAAAGGCTTTGTTAAGAGATTGTGTTATTGACAAACATCCTGAATTGGTTGCGAGTCGTATTATTGGTCGCGAAAAAGAACGATTTTCCGATGGGTGTGGTTTTAATTATATCCCAAAATTATTAAATTATATTTGTGAAAAAAAAGGTACTATGTATGATAAATCACTTCATTTAAATGAAAAAGAGAAAATAGAAAAAGAATATTATTTAGAATTATTTGAAAAATATTATGGAACTAATAAAGGTCATCTTATAATAAAGCGTGAATTACCAGGTTGGTGTAATAATGACGCAAAAAATGTTAAATTAATAGAACCAGTCGATCATAGATAAAGACTATTATTATTTGTAGAGGTAGACAAACGAAGTGGATATTACCATAAAATGAAAAAGATAAAATAAAAAAAGATTACTATTCAAATGTTAACAATACAATTGTATCACAATAAAACCACACGGATTATCTAAGTATATTAGTGATAAAATAAAAACAGCAATACAACAAGTTCACCAGTTGAACCTTGAACTATTGTAGAATTAAATTAATTTAATTAAATTTAATTAAATTAAATTTAATTAAATTTAATTTATTTTATAATACTATTGTAATGACAAGCTCTCATAAATCGGTCTTTGATTGTGAAAAATATTCTCATATTGGCATTATAGATGGACTGTGTAATGAATATGATGATATGGATAACACTAAAATTAAACTTTTGATGCATAATGTTAATTTTGCTAATACCAATATACGCAACAAGATTGCATTAAAAGAAAAAATTATTAATTATTTAATAAAAAATAGTAAAGATTTCTTAAAAGGAAAAAAATCTGTTACTAAAAAAAAAATTAATAAAGAAGTTATACATTATTTAGATTTAGCATTACAATTTCATGTACAAAAAGAAGATTTAAAACATTTAATTTTAATTTATTTTTCCTCTATTGAAAAAAAAGACATTTTATTAAATAAAGCTAAATTAAGAAAACATGTATATTTAGATTTTGGATATTCTAGTAAACATTTCGCAGGAAATAACTTTAAAAAAGAACGGCTCCCATCATCTGAATATAATACTAATAGTTATCCAAAAAGAGCGAAAAGTGCGAATGGGAGAACTAGTAGTAGTTCACGTAGAAGAACTAGTAGTTCTCCAAAAAGACGACATAGTGCTCATTTTGGTGGTAGTTCACGCAAAAAAACTACTAGTTCTCCGAATGGGAGATTAAGTCGCGAAGAAGTCACATACACCGGTGCAGCACATATAGACGAAATACTTAATTTTTTTGATGAATATGAAATGACTTATATACATATGAATGAAGATGTAATAGACAATCTTGATGTATTTACAAAAAAATATGGTTATTGGGTATCTGAAATAAAAAAATTACAAAAAAAAGAAACAGTTTCTATAATTGATACTAACTTCGTAAAACGTTTAAATATAGAAAACATATTAGGAGTAATAATACCTAATTCAGTAACCAGCATAGAAAATCATTCTTTCCGTGAATGTAGTTCGTTACAAGAGGTGGTAATACCTAACTCAGTAACCAGTATTGGAGACGGGGCTTTCCAATTATGTATTAAGTTACAAGAGGTGGTAATACCCAACTCAGTAACCAGTATTGGAAACTGGATTTTCAATGAATGTAAATCATTACAAGAGGTGTCGATACCCAACTCAGTAACCAGTATTGGAGCAGGGACTTTCCAAGATTGTATTAAGTTAAAAGAGGTGAAGATACCCACCTCAGTAACCAGTATTGGAAGGGTTGCTTTCCATGGATGTGGTTCGTTGACGGCCGTGCCGATACCCACCTCAGTCACCAGCATCGGAGAGGGTGCTTTCTCTCACTGCAACTCGTTAAGGTATGTATCGATACCTAAATTAGTCAGTATCAGCGCTACAACTTTCTTGTATTGTAAATCGTTAACAGAGGTTTCGATACCCACATCAGTCACCAGCATCGGAGATCATGCTTTCTATGGATGTAAAAATTTACTTGAGGTGTTGATACCAGAATCAGTTACCAGCATTGGAAAGTGGACTTTCAATGAATGTAAATCATTACAAGAGGTGTCGATACCCGCATCAGTAACCAGTATTGGAAACTGGGCTTTCAATGAATGTAAATCATTACAAGAGGTGTCGATACCCAACTTAGTAACCAGTATTGGAGAGGGTACTTTCCAATATTGTATTAAGTTAAAAGAGGTGAAGATACCCACCTCAGTAACCAGTATTGGAGGGGGGGCTTTCCATGGATGTGGTTCGTTGACGACCGTGTCGATACTCACCTCAGTCACCAGCATCGGAGAGGGTGCTTTCTCTAACTGCAACTCGTTAAGGTATGTATCGATACCTAAATTAGTCAGTATCAGCGCTACAACTTTCATGTCTTGTAAGTCGTTAACAGAGGTTTCGATACCCACATCAGTCACCAGCATCGGATCTCATGCTTTCTATGAATGTACATCGTTAAACAAGGTGTTGATACCAGAATCAGTTACCAGCATAGGAAGTTATGCTTTCGATGGATGTACATCGTTAAAAGAGGTGTTGATACCAGAATCAGTTACCAACATCGGGAAAAGTGCTTTCTGGAGAGGAACAGACATAATTAAAATTTAATTTCATTTATTACATTTTTAAATGTTCATTATTTATATTTTATGGTGGTAATAATCTAATATATTGACTAATACACCCCATATGATAATATTAAAATATTATTCTCGTTCATTTTTTCAACTATTTGTTTAATATATTTTGGTTCTTTGGAATAGAATAATCTTTATATTTCTATCAATCATTTTCATACATATTCATACTATGGTCTATACTTTCTATTATTTTTCTTTTGTAAAGGATATTAAAATTGATTTGTAACATATAATTACCATTTTTGTTAAGCTTAATAATAAAATGGTAATTATAAACACTGTTTCAGGTGATTTATTAGATGCTAAAGAACCTATATGTCAACAATGCAATTGTCTCACAATAAAACCACACGGATTATCTAAGTATATTAGTGATAAATATTCGTGGGCTGATCCATATACAACTCGACCAATAAAAACAGCAAATACCACGAGTTCACCCGATGAACCCGGAACTATTGTAGAATTTAAGAATCCATTATATCCCGATAATATAGTTTTATGTTTTATGGCTCAATGGTGTCCTGGTAAACCATATGATTATAATAAATATTATCCATCTACCCCGTGTGGGTCAAAGGATAATTATAGTAATCGAAAAAAATGGTTTCAAGAATGCTTATATATATTAGATGAAAATAAGTATGATACCGTAGCAATGCCTTATGGTATTGGATGTGGTCTTGCGGGAGGAAAATGGGTAGAATATAAACAAATGATTGAGGAATGTAAAACTAAAATAGTTATATATAAATTAGATACATGTAGTTAACATTGTTTATCATTGTTGATAATTAATAAAATTTTTTATATTGTTATTGTATATGAGTAAAAAAATAAAATTTAGAATTGTAAAGAAACATGTTCCTAAACCAAATTGGTTAGTAGATAATTTTAAAGATCGTAAATTTAATATAATCGAAACAGTCAAACAAGGCGATTGTTTTTTTGATAGTATTCGATTAGCATTACCACCTAATTTAACAAAATCTGTTCGAGAACTTAGAGAAATGTTAATTCCATATATTACTGATACTGTATTTAATCTTCATCGAACAATATATTCCAATGGTAAAACTGATCACGATAGAGAAATTATGCGAGAATTCCGTTTTTTTGATGATCGTAAAATAAACACGATTGACAAATATAAAGCATTCGTTTTACACAATAACTTTTGGGCTAATTCATGGGCGATTTCTATTATTGAGACAGAATTACACATTAAAATAGTTATATTAAGTGAATACGCTCATATAAATGGTCGAAATATTTTAGTCTGTGGCGATTTTGAAATTGACCCCCTAAATTCAGGTGGACCTAAATGTAAGATATGTGGAATGACATTTGACGATAAAGAATATTTAGATGAAAAATTAGTTAATTCTAAGACAACCAACATTTATAGAAATGTATTATTAAATCACGGCCATATCATAGACAGTTTAAATGGTAATGCTATTGAAGTTCTAAAACGGAAATACGATACGATTAACAGATCCGACCATAAATTTGAAGACCCAGTCGAGTCAACAAAAGAATATAAACCGAAGGGATTTATTGTAGTAACTTATAATGGAAATCATTATAGATTAGTTAGTTATAATGGAACGTCATTTTTCAAATCGGTAAATGAATTACCCTCAAAATTAGTGGGTATGATGAAACGTCAATGTAGCAACACCGGATTATATAAACGAATAAAAGAACTCCAACAAACGCCGCTAAAATCAAAACCTACACCAGAACAATACTGTCCTAAAATAATTATAAAAAAATCATGCGTTAAACTGAACCAATGCGGATTTGTTAATGGCAAATGTACTAAAAAGGTAAAAACTGGTAAAACTATTATTGTTAGAGTTAAAGAACCTATAAAACCTAATAGTAAAGATTCGTGTAAAACAAAAAAATATCCGTCTAAATGCGTTGAATATCTCGATTATAAACAACTTAAAAAAGACTGCAAATTTAAAAAACAAACCCAAAAATGTCATTGTCCTTCGCAAGTAACCGAAAATAGAAAACCTAAACAATGGGATGTTGACTGTTAAAAGTTAGAAAAGTTTAGTTTTCTAAAAATGGTTTTTTTGGATTCCCCCCCTCAAAAAAGTGATGCTGATATTTATGCTATTATATAATAGCTATAAGAAATAAAAAGTATAAAAATTATAAAATTGATTCATTTCTTATTAACTTATTTTTATTTAACATATCACATCTATTATGACTAATACCATAGAATCGCCCGATGGTGGTGTGAGTCCTACTGGATCATTCAATATGATATGTAAGGCGTCGAAGAACTGTCCCACATGGTGTTCACGAGCTGTGGAGGTTGCTGCTACAATGATCGGTCATTCACTGGTTGTTACAGAAAGCAGTGACGCTGACGACTCTATTGTTCTCACAATAAATGGACACCCCATCCGAGGGTGTGAATCGATTGTCGGTTATCTGCTAGATGTTGGGGGCGTTTCAGTTGCGATGACACCGGGTGTACAGCATTGGCTGAGCTGGCGTCGATCTACAGACATGTCCACAGCAATCAAACACTTAGAGTCATCCGTATCTAGAGACAGCTTTTTGACGGGAAGTGTCTGTACCAGTGCAGACATTATCGTTGCAGCATGGGCTGCAAGTGATCCATCCAGCGAGACACTGGCACCAAAGGTGGAAGCTTGGATCAAGTCGGCGATAGGAGATGTCCCCTTAGCAACCACAACCAAGAGAATAAGTTGTAGGGTTGTTAGTGATAGGGTTGGTTTCGGAAAATGTGTCAAAAATGTGTGTTCTACTAAACCAAAAGTGACGTCAACACACGGCACTTGGGGTAGTACCGGGGATGTATATTACATCACCACTGCAATCAATTACACCAACGGGGACCCCCATGTTGGTCACGCATACGAAGGTATCACTGCAGACACAATTGGACGGTACCATAGAAACTATGGTCGCGATACTTTCTTCATGACCGGCACAGACGAACATGGAAAAAAAATTGTAGAATCTGCAGAGAAAAAAGGAGTGTCACCAATCGATGTTTGTAACGAGTACGCCGACAAGTTTCAAGATTTGAATGCAAGGCTATGTGTCAATCCCGACTTTTTCATTCGTACCACCATGGAGGCACACAAGAAATCTGCACAAGAGCTATGGAAGATTTGTGCCACCAAAGGCGATATGTTCTTGAACTTTTACGAGGGATGGTATGACGTTGGTGAAGAGGCCTTTGTCACGGATTCCGAGGCAGAGGGACTCAACTACAAGGACAAATCCGGGCGGGCGCTAGATAAGATGAAAGAAGAATCATGGTTCTTTAAGATGTCTAAATACGGGGATCGGTTGATCAAACACATTGAAGAGAACCCAGTGTGTATTCAGCCAGAAGAATATCGCCAAGGCATCCTAAAACGGTTGAAGGAGAATCCCCTTCGTGATCTTTCGTGCTCGCGCACTACGTTCAAGTGGGGGGTTCCAGTGCCTGGTGACGACAAGCATGTCATGTACGTCTGGTTTGATGCACTTTCTAACTACATCAGTGGAATCGAACTCTTGAAGAATGGGACGAATGCAAAGTACTGGCCTGCGCAGTGCCATATCATTGGTAAGGATATCATTTGGTTCCATTGCGTCATCTGGCCTTGTATGCTGATGTCTGCTGGACTCCCTTTACCAAAGACCGTGTTCGCACACGGTTTTGTCCAAGACAAGTGTGGTGCCAAGATGAGTAAGAGTGTTGGAAATGTTGTCAATCCAAATGACATGTTAGACAAGTATTCAAGTGACAGTTTGAGATACTTTTTGATACATCAAGCAAGGTATGGACACGATGTGAAGTTTTCAGAGTCAGATTTGATCGCAAAAAACAATTCCGAACTGGCAGACATTATCGGTAACTTGGTTTTCCGAGCAGCAAACATGGCTGTAAAGTATTGTGATTCTAAAGTACCTGCCGAGAGTTGCTTGGATCGACCGATAGATGTGGCAATAATGGTCACTAAAATAGATGCCCACTTTGCATTGTTTGAGTTGCAGGAAGCTTGTACGGTTGTAGTTGGTGGCTTTCGTCAACTGAATACGTACTTTACTGCAAAGGAACCATGGAAATTGAAAGGGGATGATCATGCAGCGGACCGTCGCATGATCGTGCGAACGGTGCTGGAAGGCATCTACGTCTGTGCTCACTTACTCGAACCATTTTTACCCACAGCCGGTTGCACGTTATTCAAAATGCTTGACACTCCTAAAGTGGCCATTAAAACACTATCAACCACATTTGACAACCTCAAACCAGGTACAGTCATCACAAAAGGTAATATTCTGTTCAAGAAGATTGATCTCGAGACCTTCAAAGACACCTAGAAGGACACGAAATATGTGACTTCCTCAAGACAAGAAGGTAGACACGGATGCTAGATCTGAAGAAGCAGTACTCGGTGATCACAGGCCATGCGGTCCTACCATAACCAAGAAGTCATCAACACTAGTGGCAATTTAATTTTTGAAACTTTTTTTTCGGAGTTCCCCCCCCCTCAAAAAAAAAGTGATATTGGGTCTTTATGAATTTCTATTAATTATAAGGATTATATATACTATTATTAAGTTTAATACCATAAATATAAGAAATAAAATATACTAAAATATACTAAATATAATAAATAAAGTATAAAAAGGTATAATATTTATAAAGGAAATATGGTCTTAAAAATAAAAAAAGTATAAAAAAGTATAAAAAAGTATAAAAAAGTATAAAAAAGTATAAAAAAGTATATAAAAAGTATATAAAAAGTATATAAAAAGTATATAATTATTATTTAAGAAAATTAAAATATAGTGTTATTATATATATTATGGTTTTGTATAATTGTGATTGTTGTGTTTTTGTTTCTAAAATTAAAACTCATTATAATAGACACCTTAAAACTAAGAAACATTTAACTAATATTAATAATATTGTTATACCTATGGTAATGAACACAAATGAACACAAAATGAACACAAATGAACACAAAATGAACACAAATGAACACAAAATGAACACACCACATTCTGATTCTGAAGATAAATATTATTGTGAGTTTTGCCTTGAGTTGTTTAATACTAAGCCAAGTAAACGAAGACATGAACTCCATTATTGTAAGGATAATAATAATTTTAAAAATAAATTATTAAATGAACAACATAAACAAATTAAAAAGTTAGAGAAAACCGTCGATAAATTAATAGACAAGGCTGGAAATACAACTATAAATAATATTAAAAGTACACAAAATCAACAACAAAATATTAAGCTAAACAACTATGGTAGTGAAGATTTAAGTCACATAACGGATTTCTTCAAAACGAATTTATTAGGGTTTCCGCATGGGATGATTCCCAAAATGATAGAGGCGGTGCATTTTAACAGCGACAAACCCGAAAACAAAAATATTTTGTTACCTAATAAAAAAGACAATAAAATGAAGGTATTTAGTGGTGATAAATGGGTCTATAAAGATAAAACGGAAACGATTGATGACTTAATGGATGGTAAATATTTTATAATGGATACCCACTATGAAACCA